ATAAGTGCTAAAAGAAGCAAATGACCTGTGCCATGCGTGCCAATTATCAGCACTACTTGTTTCTTTAATAACAACAAACCCAGGAGTGCTTGCAAGACTATGAGATATTGCCCTTGTTGCCGCACCATTCCCTGTATAAGTCACAACATCAAAGAACTTTGGTTGCTTTCGGAATGTCCATGAAACGTAAGTTGAAGCAGATGCGTTGTAGTCTGGATTATTGTTAATTAAGTTAAAGCCGTTACTGTTAAATGTTGGCTGACCATCGTTGTATTCAGCAATGGTGTCGTTTGTAGAAATATTTAAACCCGCACCACGGGCAGTATCTGTAAGGACATGGTATCCAGTACCACCAGTTCTACGTTTTAACCAAACAAGCGCACCTTTACCTGTAATGTCAATATTATTGGTAATGGTCTGTGTAGAGCCATTGCCTGTGTAAAGGTGTGTGCTAAACACATCCTCGATGTAAGTAGGAACAGCAGCCGCACCACCACCAAAGGAATCGTAACTAGCTGCACCAGAAGTTGCTTGTAATGGCATGTGTTAAGCCTTAAATTGTGTGTTGCTTGCCAAGACTGTAAAAGTCGCACTACCAGTCTTGATAATCAAATAACGATAGCTATCAATGCCACTGGCATTACCTGCAGTAGGCGCACCACCTAACCACCTTGTCGTAACTCCTGATGTAGTGCCATCAACTTGCACAGCAGAGTTGTAGTAAGCCGTAGCACCCTGAGTCACCAAGAAAGCCACAGTCATTGATTGACCTGTACTCATTAAAGTGTCTAGTGATGTACCGCTAGAGCCTCTGAAGTTAACTGTCCAGTTAGCACTTGCGTTACTTGTGTAATACAAAACAGATTGAGTTGTAATGTCGTAGTTAATTGTGCCAGTAGCTGCTGTTGCAGATACTGTAGCCACCTCTGCTGCATCGTTTAGCACAATGGCAGTTGCAGATGATGAACCTGAGAAAGTCTGAGTGGCTGTGAAAGTCTGTGCAGAGTTGGTAACTGCTGTGTTAGCGTTGTAAGCTTGTACATCAGTACCAATAGCAAGGCCAAGGAATGAACGAGCAGAAGAACCACCAGCACCTAAGGTAGTAAGATCAGCATCGTATGCTTGGACATTAGTACCAATAGCCAAACCTAAGTTAGTTCGAGCAGTAGAAGCACTTGTTAGGTCAGACAGATTGTTAGCTACCTGAGAAAACCTAGCATCAGCAGCAGCTTGTGTGTAAGTATTAGCTAGATCAAAAGCACCATAAGCAACGATGTCAACAATGTCACCAGCCGTTGCACCAGTAGCCAAAACAATGTTAGTTCCACTTGTGGCTGTAAAGTCTGAAGTGACAATAAGCTTTACGCCATTTAAATAAACATCTACAAAACCAACATCATAGACAATAGCAAAGGTAGTCTGACTTGCTGTGGCTGTATAAACCTGTCTAGAAGAAGTTCCGTTAACTGCTGAACCAGTAGCCTTCCATGTACTACCTGTGTACACACGCATCTCATTAGCTACTGTATCAAAATACAAAGCACCAGTAAGCAAAGCATTACCATCGTTATCTACTGATGGAGAAGAAGATTTATTTCCTAAATATCTATCATCAAAAGCGTCATAACTTGCAGCAGCTAGTCCCGCTTGAGTGGTAGCGATACCTGCTTGAGTAGTGGCAATGCCAGCCTGAGTAGTTGCAATACCTGCCTGAGTAGTTGCAATACCTGCCTGAGTAGTTGCAGTGGCTGCAGAAGCAGCAGCAGTGGTGGTGCTGCCAAACAACACATCAATGTAGTTCTTAGTGGCAGCATCCTGAGCATTGGTAGGATCACCCATTCCAGTGATCTTGTTTGTTCCCATTGCGATAGCACCACTCATAGTGCCACCAGACTTAGCTAGATTTAATGTATCAGCAGTATCTACATAAGCTTTAGTTGCTGCATCTTGGTTTGCTGTTGGATCACCAAGCCCTGTAATCTTAGATGTACCCATTGCAATAGCACCACTCATAGTGCCACCAGCAAGTGCAAGTTTAGTTGCAATGGAGTTTGTCACTGTGGTGGCAAAGTTTGCATCATCACCTAAGGCAGCAGCCAATTCATCTAGAGTGTCTAACACTCCGGGAGCAGAGGCTACTAAGTTGCTGATAGAAGTATCAACATATCCTTTAGTGGCTGCATCACCAGCATTTGTAGGAGAGGTAAGATTTGTAATAGTGGCTGCTGAAGAAGCATCCATGTTCAATCCACCATTGATGGTGACATCATTGAAAGATGATGTACCTGTAGATGCTGTAACATTACCAGTTAAGTTGCCTGTAACATTACCAACAACAGCACCAGTGTGTGTACCTGCTGTGTTACCAGTGACATTACCAGTAAGGCCACCAACAAAACCAACAGTGGAAGTAACTGTAGTACCTGTAATAGCTTGAGCACTACTACCACCAATAACAGCACCATCAATAGTACCTGCATTGATGTCAGCAGTAGCCGCAACTAAAGAGGTGTTAGCAGTGAGTGTAGTGAATGTACCAGCAGCAGGAGTGCTTGCACCAACAACAGCGGCATCAACTGTTCCACCATTAATGTCAGCAGTGTCAGCAACTAAGCTGTCAATATTAGCTGTACCATCAATGTATAAGTCTTTAAACTCAAGAGCACTTGTACCTAAGTCAATGTCATTATCTGTTACTGGAACAATAGCACCATCTTGAAAGCGCACCTGCTCAACAGCAGCAGCAGCCACTTCAACAAACACACCATGACGATTGTTAGCTGTATCAGTAGCAATCTTATTCAATAAGTCGCTATCACCAATGACAGGAACAGGATGACCTTCAGCGGTAGTGCCATCATGTTTATGACCACCAGCAACACTGAAAGCATCACGAAGAGCATTGTACTCATTATTAATTGGTGCAGCACGAACTACGCCCGTTGGGACGATGTCAGCAGCAGATTGTCTTACATAACCTGTCAAGGTAGTTCTCCTTAGCGTCTGTCATTGATTGAATAATTCAAGACAAGCCCTTGAATTGTATGACTAGCATTAGTATCATTAGTCACATATTTGAAAGCAATAGAGAATCCAGAGCCTTCAATGTTTGTCTTCTCTACTGGTGATGGATTACCATCATAAATTGCTGAAGCATCATAGATGGCTTCATTGTAATAAGCAGCAGCACCAGTCGTTAAAATGTTATAGTTGGCTGGATTGAAAACATTAACAGAGTCATCAAAGTCATAAGTTACACCCATCACAATATTAGTAGACCCTTCACTACGCAAGAATGTAGAAATGTTATAGAAGTTTTTACGGATTGAAGGATCTTGAAAATAATAGAAAGGTGTTTGATAAACACTTAAGATTTCTGTATTATTAAAAGAACTTCCTGTCTCTTGTTTATACACCTTACCAGTAGAGTCCCCATGAATAACAACCTCATCTAAACCAATATATCCACTTGAAACGCATGTAGCTGGAAAGCCAAAAAGCTGACTATACTCAAACGACACACCACCTTCATTGGCTCTAAGACCACCTAACAAACCAAAGGTTCCTTCGGCTGGTAAGAACAATCTAAACTGTGACTTCTTACGAATTACTACAGAACTTAATGTTTCAGGATCAATAGAACCTGCTACAAGTTCTTGTAAGATTGCTGTAATGGTGAATTGAATTTGTTTTGAAATTGTTTCCAACTCCACATCACCAATCTTACTTGTTCCAGCCACTGGCCTAAAACCATCAGGACCAAGGAATACTAGATTACCACCCAGTTCTATCACACTATCTGGCACAACACAACCTAAATTTGTTGTCACTTCGCCAACCACAAAGTCAGCAATGTTAGTGCCTGTCAAACTCTTAATGGCATTCTTACCAAAGATGTACAGCGTATCTCTAAACTGTTTAATCTGAACAATCTCAAAGCCAACATTAATAACAGCAGCCCCATTAGCGGGGTTGAAATTTGTCTCACTTAACGGAGAAGAAACATATAAATTATAAGGATCTGTTACATCACCAGCTAAGAACAAATGATTCTTAAAGGCTGCAGAATACTTAGGACTATTAGGAGCATTGGCATCCGTAATCTGTGTATATGTAGTTCCATCATACACAGCAGCCGGGTTGATTCCATCAGTTAATGCAAACTTAGGAGCACCCCAATTAAATCTAGTAAACCTAACCTTCTTAACTCCAACCATCGTAACAGTTCCGGGAGTTGTAATGGCTGACCAAGTAGATGAAGAATTTACCCACTTATAAAAGTAGTTTGTACCAGCAGAAGGTTTGCGACAAGCAAAGACTCCATCATTTAAACTCTCTGAAACCATAACACCAAGTACACTACCTGTGCCAGTTACAGTCCCATAGCTATTGGCATATCCACTAATCCGTCTATAACCACCAGTAATAGCTGGCTCATAATTAATAAGCTGTGTACCTGAACCGGGATATATCTCACCTTGAGATAGTACATCCCTATTGGTGTTCATCCCACCAATACATGTAACCTTAAAGCCATTAATTCTATCTGCCATTAAAACACTCTAGGATGGAATGAGGGGCTAATAGATGCTGTAGAACTCATATACAGAGGCTCATCTAGCAACAGCCTTCGCATCGCTCTGATACCATTATCAAACTTGTCTTTGTACACTGCTGCACCTTGTTCATTAGATCTGAACATTAGCATGTAGAACATAGCACCATCAATTAATACATTGGTAAATCTATCTGGAATAATAGCTACATCAGTAGATTCAACTAAGTCAGCAGGGAAAGACCAATATTTATATTCAATCTGATATGCCTGATCTGGGATGGGAGTAGCACCAAACTTAGACTCTTGTGTTTGATAAACAGCAATCGTAGGGCCATAACCACCAGTGCTATTGGTGTCCTCTTGAGGACGATGGTTGTTCAAGTAGTCAGTGTAAGTAAGAACAGGAAGACGAGAAGGTTGATTGTTAGCTGCAGAAAGTCTTTTCAAATAAAAAGAATCCCAGTCTACAGTGGACGTATTAGAAGGAAAACTATATGTACCTGTACCAACAGTTAGTGTCTGGGTCTGGGTAGCTAAAGCAAAAGGCCATTCTTGTGCGGAGTGCATCAATTCTCTAATGGATGAATTGATAGCATTCTTAGCTAGAGACTGGATGTTTCTAGCTCCATCGAATTCGGTGGTGTCCAAGACAACCTCACCCATTCTTCGTAGCAATTCATTCGTTAAAGAAATGTATGTAGACATATTTTTTAAACAATAAAAGGGAGAGGCGGTTAAGCCCCTCCCTATATCAACTAGCTATTAGGCCAGTTGCTCACGATCAACGGAAGCACGGGCTGGGCGACCATCAATGTTCATCAGCACAGCCCATACACGCACTTCACCAGAGGTGGGAGCAGTAGTAGCAGTTGCGATCAACAAGTCGATAGTGTCAGCAG